ACCAGAAGGCGTTGACTCAAGCGCGCGTGATGCTGCCAAACGATTGCAAGAGCAAGTCCGGCAGTTAAACGACAACATCCAGGCGCAGCAGGAAACGATTGACCTGTTAGTTAATCCGCCTGTAATTGAGGCGATTGAAGCGCAGGGTCCGCAGACTGCAACGTTGCCGGGGACGTCTCTTGAGTTTGCTCTGCCGAGTCCTGAGGTTGTGACAGTGGCTGTAACAACGGCGGCAGCGGCAGCGGCTGCGTCGGTTGGGGCGACTCTTGCTGCGCAGAACTTGGTGAAGGTGTTGAAGCCTGCGTTTCAGACGGCTCTGAAGAAACTGGCAAAACTACAGGGGAAAGACCCTGAGACTTTCGGTAGACGTCGATTGAGACTACGTCGGAGCAGAGAGTAGCTCCAAGGTTTGAGTCAGGGTGCAGCATGAACCCCGTCTTATAAAGCTCGGCACATTTCAAGGCACGCACTAAATGATAATCAAGTTGCTCTTTGTCTAATGCTTGTTGCTGTGCTGCCAGCTTGCGCCGCACCATGGCCTTACACATCTCAGTGATAGATCCATCCAGCGGGATGTTGACGCTGAGCTGCATGCCAAAGTTTTGCGCACGGGTGTAATCCTCTGATGGGATTGGATCAGCGTGCGCCTCTAAATGGAATGGCGTCATCACTAGCGTTGGCCCGTTGCAGCTAACGTTGCCGCCAAAATGCTGACGACTAGGCGCTCCGTTGTTGTTGAACTGAACTGATTGGTTGGTGTTATTGCTGGTGGCTTGCGCTTTAGGTGCTGAATTATTTGTTGTTTCTGCTGCGGCAGGAGCCGCGATCATTATTGCGAGAACACACTGAGCGACGTAGTAGTGGAATCGGTTTCGATTGTGCGGTCGATGTCGATCTGCTCGATCAGATAGTCCGCTTCTCTGGTTGTAATTTCCAGGGTAAATGGATCTCCGTCTGTTGTTAGATCCCATGTCGTTGCTGTGTTCGTGATGTCTCCAGCACTAGGAGTTACGCCCTCGCCGGTCCAGGTCTGTGTCTCGGAGCCATAGATCTGATGCTGGATCGTCTCCTCAATGGTCTGAGTCGTGGTTGTCGTGCTCTGCATTGAGCCGGTAGACCACGTCGGTGTGACCGTGTTGGTCAATGCTGGTGCAGGCAAAAAGACTGCAAGCAGTAGCCACTGCAGTTTCATGACTTTATGGAGGGTGCGGTTTTGGGAGCATCCAGCTTATTGCTGTCATCTTTTTTGCCGCCGTTTTTACCAACGCTCACGCCATAGCTAGACAAAACTGCTGTCAGCATCGAAGCGGCAAACGTGGGATCCATGGCCTTGACCTGCCCTAGGTAGCTAAGGCTCAAGCAAGCCAACGACCAGACAAGGACAATGATGCGGATGAAATCGGACAGCGCTCCATTGCTGTGCTGGTCTTCGTTGTTAGCCATTGCAAAACAGCGCTACCGTTAAAGAGTAACGACAGCATCAACCCATGATCCTGTTAATCAGGCCAATCCTTTTTGCGTTCTTGAAAAGCAACAGCGTCAAAAAGCTAATCATTGACCTTTTGATGGCCGCGGCCAAGACCACAGACAATGACGTGGACGACAAACTGGTCGCTACCGTGTCACTTGCGCTGTTAAAAAGCGGCGTTTAAGCCTTTTTCTTGGCGGTCTTGGCGCTATCGCGAAAAGATTTGGCGGAAGGAGCACCCTTACTGCCAGGCTTTCGCATGGATTCACCGGAGCCCTTGCGGATTCTCTCCCGTTTCCGGTGGATATTGATGTAAAGGCCGTCTTTAGCTGCCATCAGTAGCCCTTTTTCTTGCCGGTGCCCTTCTTGGTGCCTTTTTTGTGAGCCATGGCGTAGTTAGCGATAGGACAAGCGTAGCTTTACTCGCAACCTGTGGGCGGACAACCCGGATACTTTTGCGCAGCAGCAAATGTCTCCACAAATTCCTCTAATGCAACGGCTGGAATGTTGCGTTCCAGGATTGAAAACGCTGCAATTTGATGTGGCAGCTCTTCGTAGGCCTTAACGGCCTCAATCAACTTGCTGTGCATGGCTCAACGCTTAGATCACGAGGAAAGATCTGCACTTGTTTTACTTGAAACGGCAGGGTTTCCCATACGTCTGTCATGCAAGCCACTTCCCATGCAGTTTCAGCGCTTGTTGCGACAACAACTGTCTGAAACGCTGAATACTTGCGCTCCTCGCCCAGGTGCATGAATGCTCCTGGCAACCGAATCACCCAAGCCCGCGGCTTAACGGAGGCTTCTTTGTCCTGTGACCATCCAGACGTCAGCACTTGAGTTCCTGCCAGCCTTTTCAAGAGGTAGCCCAAGGATTTGAGCATCGAGTGCGCCCTCAATATTCCCTTTATAGGCCTCCAGCTCCAAATCCCAAAGCTCTGCGCGGCGTTCCTTAATGGCTCGGTCCTCATCAATAGCCAGTGATTCGTTCCAATATTGGACTGCACCTGCGACGGCGTCCAGACGGTCGTCATGCGCCAGGCTTTGGCGGTCAACTGTGATGTGTGTCAGCTGGTGGAACAATTGATATGACAACGACGTCTCGTCAGACGCACCGTTGCGGGATTTAACGTCATTCTCAATAACAGATCGATTAACGATCAGCCGGTGCTGGTTAAGCACAGGCTCCATAGCGTTAATGATGCGCCGTTCTTTCTGCACATTGCTGCGGGTTGGCTCGATCTCACATGGGTGATGCACCCGTAGGTATGGCTGCAGGAGGCTCTGCAACATGCCTTGGCCAAACTGATCCTCCAGCTGGATCAAGTTGACCTTATGGCGCTTTGCAGCCTTGGCTAAGCCCTCCAGAACAATTTCTGAGTAGCCCTCGACGTATGCCCCGCACTCCAGCAAGAACAAATTGCCGTTGAGGTGGGCGACAATTGCATACGCCGTTTCATCGGCACCTCTGCCGGACGGGTCAATGTGCATGACGCAGCCACTAAATGGCAGCCATTCACCTGTAATAAACGCTGGCCGGTTGTAGTAGTCCCCGCTAAACCCAACAGCAGGCAGTTCTGGGATTCTGTATTCCGCACCACCAGACCACACCAGTTTTTCCGGCGCATGATCTTTGAGTTCCAACACCAACAAGTCACTAACTTTGAGTGGGTATCGCTGCATGTCGCTCAGAGTGGTATCGAGCTGGAACTGCAGCGCGAATTGGCTCCGCCCATACGAGGCCTCCCGTTCGACCAGATCTATTTCGGAGAAGCGTCGCGGGTCTGTCGGTTGGCCGGCACCGTCGACAGTGTGCTCACTGATGAATGGGGCCAGGCTGTCCCCATACCGATCTGGGTGTGTTGGATACCTGGCTGGCCATATCCGGCATTCGTAACCCCGTAGGCGCAGCTTGTTGTAAAGCGACTCCTCCGTCTGCGGCGTGCCCAGGAAGATAATGTCGCCCCCTGGTTTCAAGATTGCGTTGAATTCACCGACTGACGCCAGCAGCTTTTCACGCATGCCGACAGTCCAGCTGGTATTCGGAACCTCGGCGTCATCGCAGACGAGCGTATCCGCCCTGCTCCCGGTCAGCTGACCAAAGATCCCAACTGATTTCAGAGACGGACTCTGGTCAGGTATGGCTGGCCGTACGTCGAACCTGTTGCCTGCACTTCTTTGCTCATCTCGATCTGGGTCAAGGCACTGCAGCAGCGGCATCTCCCTAATTAACCGCAAGCAGAACTGCGAAAAGTCATCCGCACGCGTCTTTGACGCTGACACCACCATGATCTTTTTCTGTGGATCGTTCCTCAGTAGCCACAACACATAAGCCGCGGCCATCCAGCTCTTACCAACACCACGAAACGCTTCAACAATCCGACGATTACTGCCGTACTGCATGTAATGCGCAATGTCTAACTGCACTGGTGTTGGATCTGGTAGCTGCAATTGCCGCCACACCAACACCAAGAAGTACCTGAAGTCCTGATTAAACGGCTCCGGCAGCTCAGCCCAGCTCTGCTGCTTCTTTCCCACTAACCAACAGACCGTCTGAACTGCACAACATTCTCAATATCCGGTAACTGCGCCGCTAAATCACCAAATGGTGTTCCCTCTACTGGCTGTGCACTCACTTGGTTGTCTTTTAAAAACTGCCGCAACACATTTAGCTCACTAACGCTAATAGTCCCGTCATCAAGCTTGTACTTCAAATGCTCTGCTAACCCTTCATGCAAATCAGCAAGGGTGTCATTGATGTCCCTCATTTAACCCTTGCAATTGATAGAGAAATCCTACCCACCACAGGAGGATTCCTCACCTGACGGTCCTCCGGGGGTAGGACTACGTCGGGTTACAAGCAACATAACCCCCAAAAACCCTTGCTGTCACTAGCTGTCCACATAAGAAGAACACAACAAGCCCCCCTGTATAGGAGTCCTAAGGGTTCCTAAGGATTATTTGGGTGGCCTCCGGTGGCATCCTGGAGCCCAAAAATGGCACAAAAATGTGAGGGGTTTACGTAGGGGGACAGGGCGGGCCTACCCCCCTCTGGGG